TTTGAATTTAAGCACGATCACACTTGGGTGATGCGTGACTTAGAAAAAGCACAAAAGGCTGAAAATGGCGCTCACAACCTATGCTGAACTGAAGACCTCGGTCGGGGACTGGCTTAATCGCACAGACCTGACGACTGCCATTCCTGACTTTATTAGTTTGGCAGAGGCTCAGATCGAGAGAAACTTGCGCACCAGACAGATGATTGTGCGATCCACAGCATCGATCAATACTGAGTACGCTGCCACGCCAAGTGATTTTTTAGAGACAAAATCCTTTGTCTTAGACACAAACCCCGTCACCCCATTGCAGTTTGAGACGATCAGCGCAATGAACGATTTGCAAAGATTGAACAGCGCAGCAAGTAAGCCGTTGTACTTTAGCGTTGTGGGTGAGCAGTTTCGCTTTGTCCCAGAACCAGACACTACTTATACGGGCGAGTTGATCTATTATGCAAAGTTGAGTAAGTTATCAACTGCGAACACAACCAACTGGTTATTGACTTCTTCTCCTGATGTTTATCTCTACGGTGCATTGTTGCAAGCAGCTCCTTACCTGCAAGATGATGCGAGAATCACGGTATGGGCATCGCTCTACAAGACGGGTCTCTCGGAGCTAAAAGAAGCTGATGACCGTGGGTCAACATCTGGTGTACTGATAACTCGCGCAAGAACTTTGGGATAGGAGAAAAAAATGGCTATTGTTACTACAACAAAAGGCGATATGGACGACTCTCTTCTTGAGAAAAAAGAGGGGATAATTGACAATGACAATGAGACAACTAGTTGGGTTGAGTATTGGCTAGAAGGCGAGCTTGTGCATCGTTCAGTCGATATGACATTAAAACGCATGACCGTGACTGGTGAAGCAGTTGCTCAATCTTTAAGCTGAAATTTGAATTGGGTATAACCCAAGAAAGGAACTATCATCGCAAATACTCAAGCAATGTGTACTTCGTTCAAGGGCGAATTACTGGTAGGACATCACAATTTTGGTACTGGCGTTGTACGCGGATCAACTGCTACTGACTCTTTCAAAGCTGCCTTGTACTTGGCATCTGCCACAGTCAATGCATCGACTACTGCTTACTCTGCAACCAACGAAGTCTCTGGAACTGGTTACACGGCAGGTGGCGTTGCGGTGACATTTGGCACAGCACCAAGCACAAGCGGTACTACTGCATTTGTGACTCCAAGCGCCAGCATCTCATACACAACCGTTACCCTTGCAACTGCATTTGATTGTGTGCTGCTTTATAACTCTACTCAGTCAAACAAGGCTGTTAGCGTCCACACCTTTGGTTCTCAGACCGTCACGGCTGGAACTTTTACACTCACCATGCCGACGAATGACGCAAGCACAGGCTTGATCAGACTCGCTTAAATTTAAGGGGCAGCAACATGGCTGCTTACGGCTCTGGTAGGTACGGTCGCGGGGCTTACGGTTACGGAGATGTCCCAACCGTTGCTATCACAGGTAACGCTGCAACTGGTTCTGTTGGTTCTGTTTTACCAGTCATAACCGTTGCAATTACAGGCAACGCATCAACGACTGCCGTTGGTAGTGTCCTCGCATCAAGATCGAATCAAGAAGACGGAACGGTAGCAACTGGAAGCGTTGGTACGGTTGTCGCAGCAGTATCGACAGCAATAACAGGTAACTCGTCAACGACTGCCGTAGGTAGCGTTGCAGAAGTAAGAACACACGAAATAACAGGCAACGCATCGACGACTGCTGTTGGCTCTGTAAGTCGAGGCGCAACATCGTTTGCCCTGACTGGTAACGCATCGACGACTGCCGTCGGTAGCGTACAAGAGTCAATATCAATTCAAGAAGATGGAACGGTAGCGACTGGTAATGTTGGTAGCGTTACTAGCGCAACATCTGTTGCCATAACGGGTAACTCGTCAACTGCTGCCGTTGGCTCTGTAACTCGCGGGGCAACATCCTTTGCCATAACTGGCAACTCGTCAACGACTGCCGTTGGTAGTGTTGAAGAGGTACGAACACACGCAGTAACAGGCAACGCATCCACGACTGCGGTTGGCAGCGTTGGTGTAAGCAGATCAACAGCGATCACAGGAAACGCATCGACTACTGCGGTCGGCAGCGTTGCCAGAGGAGCTACATCCTTTGCCATAACAGGTAATGCGTCAACCTTATCAGTTGGCTCTGTGGTTGCAACCCCACTAATTGCAGTAACTGGCAATGCATCAACAACTGCGGTCGGATCGGTTACTCGCGGAGCAACATCATTTGCCATAACGGGTAATGCTTCAACTACTGCCGTTGGCTCTGTAACCCGTGGCGCAACATCCTTTGCATTGACTGGCAATGCCTCTACGACAGCCGTAGGAAGCGTTGAAGAAGGAATCTCCGCATCGGTGACGGGTAACGCATCCACGACTGCCGTTGGCTCTGTAACCCGTGACGCAACATCGTTTGCCCTGACAGGTAATGCGTCAACGACTGCCGTTGGAACTGTATTAGTCAATGTGTCTGAGCAAGAGGATGGTGTAGTCGGCACAGGTAATGTCGGGTCTGTCGGCTTATCTGTCACGCTATCCATCTCTGGGGTTTCATCAACCACAGCAGTCGGTACTGTTGGCAAGGCGTTTGGCATTGATGGAAACCAGTCAACTGGTGCGGTTGACTCAGTAGTCAATAGCGTATCAGTTTCAATATCTGGAAATGCGTCTACTTGTGCCGTTGGCACTATGGTGGCATCGTCTGCTCAGGTAGTCAATCTGTCTGGTGTGTCGTCATCACTTGAAGTTGGTAGCGCACAGAATGCTAGAACTCTTGAGATAATTGGGGAAATCATTGCTGGCGCTGTTGGCAATGTTGGATACTTTTATTGGGATAGGCAAGACGACACTCCTGAGACATGGACAGCACAATCGGATACTCCAGAGACATGGACACCAACAACTGATACATCCGAGAGCTGGAGTCCCATCTCAGACACATCAGAAAATTGGTCAGAAATATCGGACAATTCAGAAACATGGACGCAAGTCCCAGCATGAAGGTGAACTATGGCAGATACCACAACCACAAATTTATTACTTACTAAGCCAGAGGTAGGTGCGTCAACCGATACATGGGGTACGAAGATCAATACCGATCTGGACTCGGTAGATGCAATCTTTGCAGCAGCAGGTACTGGAACATCGGTAGGTCTTAATATCGGTAGCGGTAAGAATCTAAAGCTAGTTGGCGATGTCATTGACACCAATGGCAACGAGCTGTTGAAGGTAACTGCAACTGCATCGGCAGTCAACGAAGTAACACTTGCAAATGCTGCGACTGGAGTTGCTCCAACTCTTACTGCATCTGGTGGAGATACCAATATCGGCTTCAAGTTAGTTGCAAAGGGTACTGGAGAGATTACAGCCAAGGTTAACGGCTCAGATGTATTCAATGCGTCCAGCAATTTTGGCTTTAAGAACCGCATCATCAATGGTGCGATGGTGATTGACCAGCGTAATGCGGGGGCTAGTGTTACTGTTAATAACAACCAGCAATACCCCGTTGATAGATTTATTGTTCAGTCTTCTACTAGCACTCAATTTACCGCGCAACAAAGCACTACAGCACCAACTGGTTTCTATAACAGCCTTTTAATTACCACATCGTCAGCAAATGCTTCTGCGTTTAATGCTGTATGGCAAAGGATTGAAGCAAACAATACAAATGATTTGGGATTGGGTACAGCATCAGCAAGCACATTTACTGTATCTTTTTGGGTTCGTTCTAGCGTTACAGGCACGTTTGGGTTCTATCTTCAAAATAACGCATCAACATATTCTTATGTAACAACGTACACAATATCTGTGGCTAATACATTTGAATATAAAACAATTACTGTGGTTGGCCCAACTGCTGGAACATGGTTAACAACAAATAATTGTTCGTTACAAGTAGCATGGTCGTTAGGCGGAACAGGCGGTACAACATCTACTCTTGGCTCTTGGCAATCCGCAAATGTTTACAACGCAACAGGGTCAACAGGAATTTCCAACACAGCATCAGCAACCTTCTACATCACAGGCGTACAACTAGAAAAAGGCAGTACCGCAACGAGTTTTGATTACAGACCTTATGGTACTGAGTTGGCTTTGTGTCAGAGGTATTATGAAATCTGCACATTTTCTTGTATTTGGTCTGGATACGCAACATCAGGAAGCAACTTCTTTTCCAATAATTTTTATAAAGTATCAAAACGCGCAAACGCAACAACTACAACAACAAACCAAGGTGTTGTTAACTTCCCAACTACCGCCCCTTCTGTAAACACAAGCACGCTTGAAGGATTTGATGCCTTTAAAGCGCCTAGTGCAACAGGAAATGGGTATTTTCAATATACGTGGACAGCATCTGCGGAGTTATAAATGTATAAACTAATAAAAAACCCTTTTACAAATGAAACAACACAAGTTCAACGAACATCGGATGGTGCTTTCATCCCATTTGACCCCGCTAACACAGACTACCAAGCCTATTTAAAGTGGCTTGCTGAAGGCAACACACCATTGCCAGCAGACGAGTAATCTATGACCACAGACCACACAACTGAAGGCATTTCAGTAATCGCTGCTAAGGTAGCACCGCCAGTAGGCGTGTCTCTGGCAACTGTCGCTGGCTATCAGGTCAGCGAAGTCTTGATCTGGGCTACCTTGATCTACACCGTCTTGATGATCTGCCACAAGCTGTACCAGATTTATAAAGACATAAAGAAGTGATGTGTTTGATCCCATCACCATTGGCGCTGCTTTCAAGGCAATGCAACTGGCGTATGAAGGGAT